GGATTGGGATGCGCTGATGCAGGGCGTTTTCAGCGCAGCGCCGGTCACGACCGATGCCCAGCTGCTGGTCAATCTCGGCCTCGTGCACCGCGACAGCGAATGGCAACCCTATTGGGAGGGATGGGTGGAATGGATGCGCGCATCTGGCTGGCGGCGGTTTGGCTGGTATGTCTGGGATCAGGGCCCCGGTCTACCGGGCGACTGGAACGGCCGCTTGGCCCCATCGCACGAGTTCATTTTCCACTTCAACCGCAGCCCTCGCAAACCGCACAAGACCGTGCCATCGAAGCACGCGGGCGAGGTCCTCGGCGGCGGTGGGCTGCGCGGGGCCGACGGCACCGTGCACGCCAAAACCGGCACCGGCAACGCGATCCAGAGCCACCGGATCCCGGACTCTGTGTTCCGCATCATGCGCCATAAGGGCGGGCTGGGTGCTGCCGGGTCGCACCCCGCGGTGTTTCCCGTGGCGCTGGTCGAGGCGGTGCTGACGGCGTTCTCGGATCCGGCCGACCTGATCTACGAGCCCTTCTGCGGCTCAGGCACCCAGATCGTCGCCGCCGAACGCGCTGGGCGGCGGTGCTTCGCGATGGAACTGGATCCGGTCTATTGTGATGTCGCCGTGCGGCGGTGGGAGATGGCGACAGGGCAGAAGGCGGATTTGGATTAGAAGTGCCTTGGATTATAATTGCCCGAATGTCTGTGCGGCTGCTAGATGGTGCCTGACCATATTCAACGGATACATCATGCCACGCAAGTCTCTTCCACGCGCTCGCATTCAGGGCAATCTCGATGGTCTTTGTGGCGTTTATGCCGTCGTCAACTCCGTGAGAAATATTAGCCCCAAGAGGCTGAATGGCGACCAAGAAAAGGAGCTCTTCCGTCAGCTGATTGGAATGCTCGGCAAAGAGGACCGGCTGGAAGACGCTCTCTGCAATGGAATGACGGTTCAACCATTAGGCAGACTTATCGATGCCGCCAGCTCTTTCCTGCAAGCCACACATGGTACTCGCCTTGGTCGTCAGCTTGCCTTCCGAAAAGCTCCGGAAGGGCTCCAACAGTTTTGGGATGCCATCGTTGAACATTTGGACGAACATGGACCGGGATCAGTGCTTCTCGGACTTGGTGGAAAGCATGACCACTGGACCTGCGTGGGCACCATGAGCGAGAATACCATTACTCTTATCGACAGCGATGGCATTCGCCGCATCCATCACAAACATTGCACAGTCGCCGATGCCAAAGGCGTTCGGCATCATGTGCTATGGCCTACCCAGACATACCTCTTGCATGCTGAAACATAGACTTACTTACTCAGCGTTCTGGTCACTGGACTTTAGTCTGTAGACTGATCCCCTGCCTGTGACCCGTTCGGAATCGATAAGCAGGCCCAGCTTCTTTTTCAGGGCACCTGAGATCGCACCGCGAACAGTATGAGCCTGCCAGCCTGTTTCGGCAACGATCTCGGAAATTGCCGCGCCTTCAGGGCGCCGCAGCATTGCAATAAGCATTGCCTGCTTGGTGCCCGCGCGCGGCTTCGGCGGTTTCGCAACTGGTTTCGCCTGAGCATGTTCGCGGATCGCGATCACCGCCTTGACCACCACCGGCTCAATCCCGATGGCCAGCAGCCCCGCGTCGGTGACCACCAGCGTGGTGCCATGGCCATCGCCGGTTTCGCGCCAGAGCGGTTCACCCCGCCGCAGGTTGGCATCGACCTCCTGCAGCCAGCCGTGTTCGATCATCTTGGTCACGGCCATCTTCGCCGCCGCACCGGCCAGCCCCTTGGGCAACGGCAGGGCGATGTTCTCGGGACGCTGGGCCCCGGCGCTGAGGATCAGGGTCTGGGTTTCTGTCAGCTTGGTCATGGCGGGTTCCCCTTATTGGTCGTTGGTGGCAAGGAAGGTGGTGATGCGCGACATCAGGTCGTTGTGGCCGTCGGCATCCGTGCCGATGATCACGTCGCCATCGTCTTCGCGGTCCAGATCGGCGATCTCTCGCAGAAGGGCGATGGCGCGGTCGCAGGTGGCGAGGCCTTCGGCCTCCCACGCGGCGGTGATGGCATCCTGTTCGATCTGGTGGCGCTGGGCAGGATCAAGCGGCATGTTCGCCCTCCTTGAACGCGCTGTCGGTGATCTGGCGCAGCAGGCTGGCGTAATGGTTCAGGGTGCCGACATCGCCCCAGTTGATCTCGTCGGGATGGGTCTCGAAATGGTCGTCGCTCAGCGCCCTAAGGCGCTCCAGCATCGCGTCGATCTGGAACTTGGTGGTCATGAAGGCAGCGAGGGCTTTGGCATTGTCGGTCGCGCGGCGGGTGGTCATGGCGTGGTCTCCGGGGGTGAGTTGCATCGTTCTGGTTGAATCAGCATCGCTCTGCCGGGGCGGCTAGTGTAGGTAAATCCAAGCATTGTCAGTGCTTTCCGATTACACTCCGGGCGCATCGACCTGCGGTTCGACTGCCACCCACTGGCACCCGATCCACATGTAGAGATGGGCAAACTCCCGCGTCGGGCGCGGCAGGATGCGCGGTGCACGCGGCGGGCTGAAGCAATCCAGCGCCTCGGGTGTGACCTGCCGGATCTCAATGGCGGTGAGGATGTCTTCTGGCTTCCAGCGTGCCAGCGCGGGCAGCATGTGGGCGGGATAGCCGTCGAAATGGACGTAGACATGCGCCCATTCCTCGGGGCCGATCTGGATGGCGATCTGCGCGCGGGTGCTCATGGCGCCGCCTCAAATCAGCTGCAGATCGACCAGCACCGCGCTGGCAGCAGCCAGTTGCGCGGTCGGCAAGTCGATCTTGATATGCGAGAAGAGGTCCGAGCAGTCGGCCTTGATCCCGCCTTCGCGCAGAGCGGCCTCGATGGCCTCGGCCACGACAGCCGGGCGCGAGCGGTCGAGATGGTCGGGCAGCGTGTCGATGTCGATGCGGATTGTGGTGGTCATGGTTTTGATCCTTTCACCGGGCGGCAGTGGCGGTGGCCAGCATGGCCTTGGCACCGGCGATGCGCCCGGCCTCGTAGGCTGCTTCCAGCGCGGCGCGGATCGCCCAGACCGCCACGTCGTGAAAGTCGAACCGGTCGCTGTTCTGGGTCTCCAGCGTCTCGATGCTGTGGAAATGCTTGGCTGCAATCTCCAGCAGCAGGGCGTCGCTGGGGGCGTTGGCGGGGGCGGTCCTGGTGGTCATGGCGTCGTCTCCGGAGCTGAGTTGCATCGTTTTCCTGCAGCCAGAATCGCTCTACGCGGGAGTGTAATCAGCTGAATAAGAAGATAATTTCCATTTAATTTCAATATCTTGAGGTCCATTCAATCGCCATGGAAGGTATGTCCGAGCGGGAATATTCCGCCCATTCCGGTCTCTCGCGCGGGGCCATCCAGAAGGCACGCCGCGCCAGTCGGCTTGTGGTCTACAGCGATGGGTCGATCAACGCCGCCGCATCCGATGTTCGCCGGGCCGACATGACCGATCCGGACCAGCAGCGCCGCAGCACTGGCGGCGACAGCGGGTTCAGCGGTCCCGCGGACAGCTCGTCCTACCTGAAGGCCCGCACCGCGCTGACGGTTTACCAGGCGCAGGACAAGCAGCTTGGCATCCAGAAAAAGAAGGGCACACTGGTCGACCGGGCCCGGGCGGAAGCGCTGGTGTTCCGGTTGGCCCGACAGGAACGCGATACTTGGGTCACTTGGCCCAACAGAGTGGCAGCGCTGATGGCGGCCGAAGTGGCCTTGGGAGTGGAAAAACAGACCGGAACGCCGGTGATCATCGAGGCCGCGATCCTGCAGAGGGTGTTGGAAGCCCATGTCAGACAGCACCTCGACGCCCTCGCCGACCTCCGCGTTTCCCTCGGATAGCAATGATCTGACCGCAGACCAACTGACAGTCGATCTCGACCTTGGCTTTGACGGGGCCGAGGACATCCTGCGCAGCTGGCGCAAGGGGATGCGCCCCGATCCAGACCTGACGGTATCGGAATGGGCGGATGAACACCGCTGGCTTTCCTCGCGTGGTGCGGCGGAACCGGGGCGCTATCGCACCGCCCGCGCGCCCTATCTGCGCGAGATCATGGATGCGCTGTCGCCTCGGCACCCGGCACAGCGGATTTCGTTCATGAAGGCCGCACAG